TAGCATTCGGTAGTAGATACTTGTGTATCTGCTGTTATAGTTTTATATAAATTAATCATTTTATCTCACTCCTTCAATCAGTTTTATATTTTGTGCATAACATTCTATTAGCCATTTCTGCTTGCAAGGTAACTATACTTGCTTCTGCGGTGAGTAATCTACCATTTAGTTCAGTTAGGACAGAAGCGGTTTCAGTAAATATCGCCAGTACTTCATCATAGGGGATATAGTATCTAGCTATATCCGCTGGCATTACTCCTGCTTCAGCCTTCTTGGCAATTAAATTATCTTTAGCAGCGTTTAAAATAGTTAAATCCATTTTAACCCCCTCCTCATGGACAAATCTGCAACATCATCCAACCACTAAGCCCGTATGATGCAGATGTTCTTGGAATCAAGAAACCTGCATGTTGGCGGCAGTTAGTAGCACCTTGAATTGCAGAGCTTCGAATAGAACCATCAGGTCCAAACCATAAATTTCTCTCACCAGCAGATTCACCTAAATTATAGTTCTGAGCACTTATTCTAATTGGTCCCCAAGTCTGGCACCAGAAGTAATAATTCACTGTTACATTACCACAAGCAGGAAAACCAGCAACAGATATATAATCTTCTGCGACCATTGATAAAGTCGCCCAGGGGTTAGCCATTATTTCTACTTTAATAGTAACAGCATGGGCTTCTGTAAATGGCTCTTCCACTTCAATAGTTATAGTACCTGCACCTGCATCCTTAGCAGTATTACCTATAATCATTCTGTTCTCTCTATCATTACTAGCACCATATATTACTAAGTAACCTCCAAAGAGTTCATTCTTAGCAACGGCACCATCAGCAGCTTCATAAGAGCCCTGATTAGAACCATCAGTAGCAGCAATAGTAACAGTAACAGTTGTGTCGCCTGCAACAATAGCAACAGGTAATACAGCACCACCATCTACACCAACAGTGGCAAATAAACCACCATTAAACATCATACAAAAACCAGTGGTTCTAGTAGCACTACACTTTGCATATCGAAATACACGACCATCAGGCGTTATCAAGCGTGTTCCTAAAGCATATCTTTGTGTTATACTTTGTGTATATAGTGGATGCTTTCCACCTAAACCACGGTATCCATACTTACCAACGTGCAGGATACCGTCTTCAAATAATGTCCCTCCCATAGGGGAGTTACCTACATGTTTTAATCTTGCACCTTTCATATCATTCTCCTTTTTGTTTTATTTACATTATCATCTTCAAATTTTGAAATTGATAATGTTTTAGATAGAATGAGAGGCAGCTCATAACTGCCTCTCGTGTAACTATCTTACTCTAAATGCAAATCAATGGTAGCATAAGTGTCTGCTGCAGCAACTTGTACTACAACACCAAAAGGTACTATCTTAACGTCCGTTGCAGTTACAGGTTCACAAGCACCAGCAACAGTACTTCCGTTCATAACGAATTGCCCAGTTACTACAGTGTCACTAGTATCAACAGCAATCGCACAATACCCCCTTGTCTGTGCCCAGAAGTAATAACCACCAGCCGTTATAGTAATTAAAGGCACACCAATTGGCTCTCTAACCACAGTGGCAGGGTCTACTACTACATCTTTATACTTGTTCTTAGTTAAAGATATAATAGAAGTCGCATCAAGAGCTACTACTAGTGGGTCATAAAGAGTAAGCTCACATGGGGAAGCAACGGATGCTCCACCAGCCTTATTCTTTTTAATACGATGACACTGGCCTAAACCAGTTCCACCTTCCACAACAAAGAAACCACCTGCATATAAGTTAGCAGTGGTAGCAGCAGCTAGCAATACCTTTATTACCTTAGCACCTATATAACCACCAGATATAGATACAGTCATGCCAGTTTGTGTCACAGTGTTATCATTTGCAACAACAGCCCCAGCAGCAGCCATATGTCCTTTAGTTATTGCTCCACTTGCCTGACAATATCTAAATCTTCTACCATCTTGAAAGTCTATAAACCTTCCGAGGTCTGTCTTTGAAACAGAACTTTCCTCATATATTCCTTGTCTAATGGCTATGCCATCAGAACCAAGAATTATGTTACTCACTTAAATCATCTCCCTTTGATTTTATTTGGCTAATCTCTACAGCTCCATTGGCTTGGAACTCAGGATTAAGCTTCTATATTATATATTACTCCCTGACGATTTCTATTACTACATATGAAATTAAGAGCAACAGCAATCTGTGCACATCTGTCATTGACTTGGTTAGGAATATCTTTCCAGTTTGTCATAGTAAAGTTAGCTGCAGGGTCAATTATTAACTCTATATACTTTGTATTAAGAGTATATAGTTTCTTAGCCCCACAAGCAGCTGACCAGATTAGTGGTCTTCCTTTAAACATAATACCTTGCTTAAACTGGGCATCTCCTAATGTTTGATTAGTAATATAGTGTTGTTCTAATGTGTTGTCCTCAACCAGTTCATAGACATCTTGTGTAGTTACCATGATGTCTGGCTCTTCTGTACCTTGACCTAACGCACAGTTATTTAGCTGTGTTCTAACACGTTTATCTAACCATGCTTCAGCAGGTTCTCCGTCCATATCATATGCTTGATTCTCCCACCAGGATTTAGATGCAGAGTTAATAGTACCAAAAGTACCTCTGCTTCCAGACGCAGCCGCAACTACCATGTTATCTAATCCATCAATGTCAAGTCCATCTTCACCAGTACCGTTACCAAACAATTGCTCTTCAAATTGCATAGCCATCTCATCTTTAGCGGCCTCTAACTCAGTATTCATTATGTCTATAATCTTTGCTTTTCCCCTGTTCTTAAGTGTCTCAGTCCAGTACCTGACTACTGAAACAGCGGCATACTTCCAGTCAAAGATAGCGTCAGTCAATTTCTCATCTCTAACTAAGCTTATTGTTCCCCCAAGACTCATCATTTTAAACGTGCTGTTTCTTCCATACTTTAATGGAAGGACAATAAACTTTCCACCTTCTTCATGTCTAACTTTCCCTTTACCTTTAGTTAACCATAGCCAGAAGGCATTTTTAGTTAGTATCTGGTCGATTGCAACTGTTCTCTGTAAGTGCCATGTAGTAGTATACATATCGTCAAGAGCTGTGACAATATTGTCACCAGTTCTAGTATAATCCGTCATTTACCTCAACTCCTTTTATTTATATCGGATTGTTGTCATCTCCAAAAGCCTTTCTATAGGCTTTCTCAGCAGCATCACTAGGTTTGAGGTTAGTGTCGGTAAACTCAGCTAATTGACCAGGCTTCTCCGTAGGAGTCCCCTTAGGAACTGCCTTTTTCTTTACAGGGTCTGCTTCTCCTCTAGCAATTAAGAATGCACGCTCTGCAGTTATACCAGGAGTCTCAGCAACAATTTTAACCATAGCAGGTCTAAACTTCTCAAATTCATCCTCACCATAATCTGATTTAACCTGCGTAATCTGTCTTGTTGCATCTTTGTCCGCTTCTGCATCTGATACTTGTTTAATAGACGCAGCTACATTCTTAAGGTTCTCCTCTACCATTGCATTATTCTTCTCCAACATTTTACTCACTTCTTTTAATGCATGTTGTAATAATTGATGAGGCTTTAACTCATCTACTTCTTCTGGTGCAAGCCCTTTTTCCTCAACTTTTACAGTAGTTGGTGCTGGAGGAGCATTCCTACCCATAAAGTCAGGAGAAGTTATTAAGCCAAATATTTGCTCAGTTTTCCTCCCTTGTTCCTCTACACTTTTCAACAATGCCGCTAATTCTTCTTTAGATGCAAATTTGTCTAAATCGCCAGACACCTTACTCTTATCGCCTTCTTTGCCTGCACCTTCCTGTGCTTTCACATTCTCTTCAGTCATTTTATTTAGTCCCCTTTCGATACTCTTCTCGTATCTTAATTCTAAATGCCTTTACTAGGCTATTATATGCCATTCTAATATTCTTCGCTGTCCATCCTTTGCCAGTAAAACTAACTGCGGTATTAATAGTAGTCATGTCAATGGTAACAGTCTTTCTCTCTTCTTTACCATCCGTTTTAAGCAACTCTTTTGGTTTCTCTACAACCTTTATAACAGGCTTTGCAATAGGCTTTGGTGCTTCTGTTTTCGGTAATGATATTGGAACTGCAACAGCACCAGTTTTACGTAAAGTTACCTTTTCCATTGCTCTATTAATAGCATCACCCATACTCTTCTGTGGTCTTGCATTTGCCTCAGCTAACTGTTCTGCAATAGCTGAACTTTTGTTAGGAGTAGCCACATTATATCCTACTTCTTTCATCACCTTTGACACATCCTTCATAGGAATGTTTGTTTTAATTATCTCCATAATTTCTCCTTTCTTTTAATCCAATCTATGTGCAACAACATCATGTTCTTTGCACAACTTTTTTAAATGTTGTTTACTTTCAACTAACACTGGTTGATGACATATATTCTCTTCCCAATACGGTACCCACACCTGAATGCCTGGATGCCTTTGAGGCTTTATTATTACATTCGTATCACCCCCGCACTCACATTTTATTTTATGCCTATCATTTATAGATGAGAATGCAACAAACTCTTTACCACATTTCTTACACTTAACATCATAATTAGGCACCTTGCTGTCCTCCCTGTTGTTGTAACATTCTCTGTAATGCATTAATAGGAACTGCTTGTTCAGGATTATTGCCCCATCCAGGTCTCGGTGCTAATAACAAATCACTGTCTATCCAGTCGTACTGATTAAGTAACTGTCTTGACATCTCAACCCTATTAATAGTGGGGTCTTGTACAGTCAATGTATATAACTCTCTTGCCTCTTGACGTCTTGTTTCAAACGTAACTGGAAGAGAGTCATCAGGATTAACTTTTATATTATATTCTCCTTTAATTGCCGCACCAGTATACTCAATCCAATATCTTGCACCATCTTGCCCTATGATATCAATAACTTGAGACTTGTCTCTCCAGAAAGTAAATATATACTGCAAATATTTACGACATATGTTAGTGAATAAATCTGCAGTTGAATCTCTTCTCTCATTTAATCTTATCTGTGCCGCCATTTGTACTATTTGTGCTTCTGTTGCAGTCCTTCTTCCTGTGTTATAATCTCCACGTTGATTACGAGATGAACCGAGCATCTGCATTACATCTTCCATTATCTGTGAGGTTAGTGCTACAAAATCTGGGGGCACATGTGGTTGTATCAGCGATATAACATCAGTAATCGAACCTCCTGGTGGAATGTCAACTTCAATGTATGGAAACACCTCACCACTTAAGAACTTATCTTTCTCTTCCTTAGACATAGCATTTCGTGCTACCAATGCTTTAATTAATGCTACACGTCTATGAGCTTGTGCCTGTGTTCTTATTTCATTTAATTCTAACTGTTGTGGTTCTATTATCTGGCAATCAGATATTCCCCAAAAACCAAAACCGGAGTCATTAAATATTAATGGTAAGAACGGTAATCCTTCTATTTGTAAGTCATCTACATCTTCTCTTAGAAACTTATCATGGTCCATAGAGACTGCATATACTTTACGTGTTCTAAAGTCCCTTATTTCCCATACCTCTACCCAGTCTTCCTTTTCACAAAGCGTTTCAAACATTCTATCTTTAACAGCACCTTCAGTATCAGTCTGCATAGTAGCTTTTATGTTCCTATCAGTAAATGTCCTACCACCTTTTAAACTGCCTTTATTACTATATTTTGTGTCAGCTAGCACATCTTCTAATGGTCTCATAACTCGTGTAGCACACCAAGGTGAAGCTTCTATATCAAGATAACCATAAGGTAAAATAAAATTAGCTGGCTTATCACGTAGAAACCATGGCATTCCAGGTTTAACATCTATTCTATATTCTATGTTTTCTTCATCTGTGCCAAACCCAGTTAATGTTCCTTCACCAGGTATCATAGACACAGACTTATCAGATGCATAGCCGTATTCACTATCATATCCACATTTACCAATAGCTGTACCATATATGTAGCTGTCTTGGCACATACGCTTAACTTGCTTCTTTACATTAGTCTCATATATTAAATAATTAAGCACTCGCTCTGTTGCCTTTGTGTGTAATACTCTACCAGGACCTGTTGGAGTTAAAAGTGCTCTTGGGTTACGGTTATATACGTTAGGTAATAGAGCTTTACCAAAAGCAAATATTAAATTAACAGGTAATATACCTGCACCCCAATCACCTTCAAAATAACGTTCAAAGAAAGGCCACCTTGACGTATGGGCATAATTAGCTTGATACAAAATGCCAAGTTTTATTTTTTGCTTCCAATCAACTAATTGTTCTTCTTTTGTTTTAGACATTACTTCTCCTTCAACTTATTAAGTAATGACTTATGTGTAGATGACTTCTTAGCACTTGAATACGCAGCAGCTGCACATATCTGTCTTGCATGCGCCATATTTCCTGGTTTCGTATTGCCTATAGTTCCTTTTTCTTTATAACTTTTTATGCACTCTGCTATATTACTTGATATAGTACCTTGACCACTTCCTTTTTTTAATGGCATAACATTATCTCCTTCTACTCACCCTGTTCTCCAACGACATCAAATTTTTCATCAATGTCTGTACCAATAATTAGACTACCACAATTATCTTTGTTAATATCAATAGAAGTTTTATAATTAGCACCTTTGTAAAAAGTGGTGTTACCATCCATTAAATTAAAAATAGTTCCTTTTGGAATTATGATATCCCTATTTAATTTAATATGAGTTATCATTATATTATCTCCTTTCTACTTAGGGTTCAATATCTAAAATGACCCCACCTTCACCACTTACAATTTCTAGGTAAACCCCATTACTAACTGCTTTTGCTTTAGATGGAGTAAAGACACATGTACTACAACTTAAATACACGTGTAGTAGTTCATCGCCGAAAGCACCTTCGTTGCTATCATAAAGAATTATCTCTGTATCAACTACTTTTGAAAAGAACACCGCAGATACGATACCACAGTGTCCATCACGTATTACTCCATTTGTTTCATAGCACCCTAACGGGTCTGACTTTTTCATGACATGTTCCTCCTATAAATATTTGCTTAGCCACTCCCCACCCGACGTATGTGGCCTCCCGTACCATACAGCACATATAGATTTACAATATGTAAATCGACTGTATAGACGACACCTATTATCACATTATTAAGTTCAAATTTTGAAATTGATATTGTATTTAATTTTATGTTTTCTCTCTCGGTGCACTCATTGCTGCATACTGTTTTTCAAACGGTAAGTTAAATCCTCTTGCCTTTCTTAATTGTGCTAATATGTCCGCCATAGTCTCTTCCGTTTTAACCAATTCCTGTGGTGGTTGTGGACAACTTGATAAACGTATAGCACCAGAAAGCGCATCAATAGCATCAACATAAGGGCTCTCTTGAACACCCTGATACTCCAATAACTCCGTTTCAATACCTGACATCCATTGTTTAATCCACACACCCATTGCTTCAAATCTTGGTTGCATTGCACGTATTCTAGTATCTTTAGAGTCATCACCAGTAGGCACGTCAGCTCTAATCGAAAAGAAATAATTATCTTCTTTCATCTTGTCTTTTAAATTCATTCCTATAGACTCTTGATAAGCTACTGACTCTACTGCTATAAACATAGGTTTGTATTTTCTATGTATTCTAAATATCTCCGTAAGCAATTTATTTGGAGAAATGCCTTTTTCTCTAAACAAATCTATTACATATACCCTATTGTCATAAGTTCTTGCTATCGTTACTATTGCCGTATTATGTGCTGCTTTTTTTGCTGATATTGCTGGGTCTACATATGTAAATACATAATACGGAACGTTTGGTAGATGTTCAAAATACTGTATATACTCTGACTTAAATATCATTCTCTCAGCTGGTAACGGTCTTAACAAGTACTGAGAAGCATATATATAAGAACCTTGAACTTTTTTGATAAGTGCTAAATCGTCTTTATTAAAACGTTCTGGATATATTGGTGTCTCATTACCAGCATCTTTATTATATCCGCCATTAACATAAACATTTTGTGTAAAAGAAGAGAATGTTCCATCTTCATTCATTATGTAATCTACTACATCATGCAGTGCCCATGGAGTACCGAGATATAAAACCCTTCCTCTTGATGGTGTATCCAACAAAGACATAGACAACTTATACCAACCTATTGCACGTCCTATTTCTAATACAGATGGCATTAACTCTTCTTTAGTCACTGAATCTTTCTTGCCAGTCAAGATGTCATCCATTATGATTACGTCAAAATGTGTAGATACTATATTAGTACCCAGACCTGCTGCATTAAATGTTGCCTCTCCCCAACCCATGGTTCTGTTTACTTCAACTGCATGGTCACTCCAACGTACTTTTTTTGTATTAGGTATTATATCTGGATATAGACCTCTAAACAAATCATTTGTCTCAAATATAGCTTTTATTTGCCGAATATGGTTCATTGCATTATCTATTATATTACATACAATAAGTATCCTTATGTCTGGATTATGTAATGCTAACCATATTGGTAAACATATACAACCGAGTGTTGATTTTAAAAAAGAACGAGGTAATATCACAAGCTTACGTAATATTTTTTCATCCTGTAAAAAATTACATAAAGGCAAGTGTACAGGCTTAATCATGTAATCTTTACCTATAATACCACGTGAGAAAAAATAAAAGCTCTGAAGACCTAATTCTGCTAACTCATTTCTTTGTCCCATCAGAATTAATATCCTCCAGAGCTTTCTTTACGTTCTCCGCAATTTCACCTTTTAGCACTACTGCACCTTCTACTTCATAATGTTCTTTAGGCTTGTAACCACGTCTATTCATTATGTCCCAAGCACAATCACGTCGAACACGTTCTGAACCACTTTGCATTAACCTTACATCCATACGTGCTGCTTCTTCAACTGCATTCTCAAGTATCTTATCAACAGGTTTAAGTACTCTATCTTCACCAAGTTTTTTAATAAGCCCATCTCTTATCTCTTTCTCCATTTTCTCTTTTTCTGCAAGAAATAATTCTGAGTTAGTTACAATAGAGAAATTAACATCAGACATGCGAATATCTCTTTTAATATCAACAGGTGCATCACCACATATTAATCTACGCATTATCTCACGATAACGTGAGGTTATTTTCTTTACTTGTTTTGCTCCCATCAAAATCTCCTATAATAGTTAATTTATCTTTTGGTATTAATATGTTTGTTGAATTCAATTTGAATTTTCAATTATTTGAATATTAAACTGATGATATATTAATATATATTCATATATTATAATAACATACTATTTATAAGATGTCAAGTATTCTACGCAAGTTTTTACAATAATTGCAAAATGTTGCAGTAACATGCAAGATATTGCAGTGATTACAAAACGAACATTTGTTTATAGAATTGAAAATTTGATGCGTATTTTAGGAATGCCTTTATCAAAATTGCGGGGGTCAAAGGGCTGTTATCATCTGCTATCATTAGCTAACATAAGTTATCATCAAACACTTGTTTATTAATAACATTAATTAACATATGAACGTATAAACATATATTCATATATAATATTACTACAAACAAACGTTTATAATTGTTAGGTTTAATCTAACTAAAAGTTTAGTGCTAACCTTTTAACAAACATTTGTTTATTATATATGATAACATCTACATATGTAATAATAAAAACATATTAAAAATGATTACATTTATTTCATAAAAACTATTGACATTTATAAGTAATAAGAGTATAATCTTAATTAAGAGGAGGAAAATAAGTATAGTTTTTTAACATCAGTATTTTGAAAATTTAAAAAAGAGGTTTAAACTAATGAAAAATCTATTTTTTATTACTAAAAAAAGTCTAAAGGATTATACACTAAAATTTCGTAGTAAAAGGTTACTCGCTAAAAATACACAAGAAAAAGATAACATTATCAATTTTTGTCGTGAGCATAAGTTAAGTTATGATATGTTACCTTTAAAAAAATGTAATGTTAATCGCATTGCTTTATTATTGAATGAGGTTAAAAACATATGAAAAATCAAAAAGAACTAAAAAGATGTTTTAGAATTATATTAGTCAATATGTTATGTATGGAACTTGATATTATATGCAATTCTAATAATGAAAAGATATTAGGAAAAACTATTAACCTGTTATTAAAAGATATTAAAAGCTTATTAACATAAAATTAATAGCTAACTTGTAAAACGTTCACACTATAAAAATAATGAGAAGGGAGTATATTAAAATGGCAGAATTATATAATGCTGGTAGAGTGCAGATTTCAGTCAGTGCAAGAGAACTAAAATACAAAGATGGTCAAGAAGTAACAGTTTTTAAAAACATTGATGGAGTAAAAATACCAACTGCTAAAATGATTTTTTCAGGTATAGAGACTATGAAACAATATTTAACACAAGAGCAAATTGAAACGTTAGCTTGTGCAAATCATCTTGTCAGATGTCAAAACATAGCAAGGAATTGGGACAAACCTAAAACTGACCCATTAGAAAAACTAATTAGAGCTAAAGGTTACGATGAGGAAAAGACACTAAAAATCAAAGCATATTTAGAAAAGTTAGATAAACAGTAAAAACACAAAAATTTAATATCTTTTTAAGAGGATATATATTTTAAATAATATGTATCCTCTTTTTATTTATATTTTATCAAAATGTTTTTATTTTTATGTTACATATTATTTTTACAATGTTTTTATTATTTAATAAATAAAATTGATTTTCTTATTATAGTATATATAATATATATATATAAATATATATATATATAAATAAATAATAACATAAAAACACAAAAACATAACTATTTATTTATTTATATATATATATATATATATATACTATATAGTTAGAGCGGTAAAAATCTATCCTTCATATTTGAAATTTCAATTTAAAGAAAACTGATTAATAAATAAAATTGATTTTTATATCAAAATATGGTATAATATATAAAATAGCCCTTCTTGAATTTTCAATATATCAAAATGAATTTTTAAATAATTGAATTTTTAAATTGAAATTCATACTGTTTTTATAAACAATAACTATTTAATAAAAAATTAAAAAGGGGGTGATAATAAATGACAAGCAAAATTAAATACAAACCTTATAAGGAAGGAACAATGACTGAGGAAATGAAAGTTGCACTACAAAATATATTAACATATATAAAAAGTAACATAAATAAAATTGATGTAGAAGAAATTAAAACGGATGAAAAATGGCCTATAGATAGAATGACTAATGAAATTGGTAAGATTAAAAGATTGTTTGATATATTAGAGGGGAACAGTTTAGAGGATGTTCTTAACATAATAGGTGCTGGAAACTTATGTGACTTTAATGATATTGAAATTATATTAAAAGGGGGTAAATTAAATGAAATTAACTAATACAGAGATATTAGATACAGTTATTAAGATGCTTGATAATGCAAAAGAACGTATTTTAGGTGACAAACTAACAGTTGAAGATGATAAACTAACAGATGAAATTGCTCTAATCTCGTATGATTTAACACATATTACAGCCGCAAGAGATGCGATTTGTTTAGCTATTGGGGCTAATCCAGAAGGGGTTAAAAATGAAGAGCCATTGGTAAAATTACTATCTGCGTTTAAAGAACTAAAAGACGGAGATTTTGACCACTTTGAGGAAGAATTAGATAATATTTCCTATGAGATAGAAGACATAATAGAGGACACACATAAATGGAGGTTAAATTAAATGACAGAATTAAATAAAAAAGAACAATTAAAAAAAGCGTTCACAGCGATATTAAACGAGTTTGTATTATTAAAGCACGATTTGAATGATATTGTTAACGAATTACTGAAAGAAGTCTCGATAAGAACACCATTAAAATAAATTAAATGGAGGTAAATAAAAATGAAAACTGAAAAAGTATGGCACGGTGTAATGCCAGAAGTATGTGATTTATGTCAACAACCTATTACTAATAAGTTTATAGATGGTAAAACTATTTCTGGACCGTGGGCATTAATGTGTACTAAGTGCTATGATGAGGTAGGAGTAGGTCTAGGTTTAGGAAAAGGGCAAGAGTATTCAACTCTCATTAAAGCAGGTGATATATTAAAAGAAAAAACTAAACTAATATTTAAACTATTAAAAGAATTAGACAATATTGCAAGGGCTTATGTAGTTGAAGAGTTGTACATTAAATATGGGTTATCTTATGTAAAAGAAGACGAGGAGTTAGATAAAAATGAGACCAAAATGGAGTGAGTTTGAAAGTAAATACATAACGAAAAAGATGCCAACAGCTAAAAAAGATAACTCGTGGATAGTATGGTATCTATTATTTATCGTGAGTGTAAGTGGTATTGTGTATTTAATAATTAGTCAGGTTATAATTAAATAAAAAGGAGGAACTAAATGAAAGAACCATTTGTTGCTGGTTTTGACTGTGACCCTAACGTTTTTTCCTGCCCTAATTTTAAGGGTGAAAAGAAAATAAAAGGGTGGGAGTTGATAGATGAACACTTTGTAGACAAAAGTGGGTGGGGCGCATCTGATGAGCCAGCACTAACACGCTTACAGTTTGTTAAGCGTATAAAAGAAGGGCACGGGTATGCAATAACAAATGAGGGGCAATTTCAAGTATATGTTGGAGAGTATATAAAAATAGTGTAATTAATAAAGGAAGTTATTATATCAAATAGCTTCCTTTTTTAATTACATTATCAAATTCAATTTTTGAAGACAAGAATGTTTTAATAAAATAAATGCCTGCCCTGTGGCGTTCTGGCGAAAACGCAGTGGTGTCCAAAGTTATCGGAATAGATGGAACTATCCCAAAAGATAGAGAGGCTCATTACCTCTTAATATTCCAGCCGTTGGAAGGACGAAAGAACTCAGAGTAACCTCAGAATAGACTAATATCTACAAATCGGGTTCGAATCCTGTCAGGGCAGGCAAATAAAAAGGGGGTGATTAAATGCCAAAGGCTATATGTTTAAGGTGCGGTAAAGTTTGGTATGGTTATGCACTTTTAATTAAAAAATATAGATATTGTGATTGTGGTGATTGGCTAATAATAGTAGAAGAATAAAAATTAATTTATGAAAGGGGGTGAAATAGAATGAAATATAAATATAACCAATGGAACAAAGTAGAAGATTTTTACAGGAAAAAAGAGATTATTAGTATCATCAGAGAATATACTTACCCATTGAACGTCAATATTAATGAAGAAAAAGAAACAGTAGAAATAGGTTTTCAGTCTGAAATTGGGGCAAAACTCACCAAAGGGGAAAAGGTTTATTTGCTTAATATTATGGCAAACATAAACTACAATTTTACTATTCTATTAGGGGCATTAAAAAATAAATTGGAAGTTGAATTGGAAGAAATAAGAGAAGAGATTAAGAAAGACTTTAACATTTTAGGAGGTAAATGAAAATGTCTAAAACTGCTCTAGGTGAGAAAGATAACACTATATGCAGGAACTGTTATCTACGCGATAAATTAGGGGTATGTCTGTTAAAGGGCGAGGAAGTGGCTTTTGATGATACCTGCAAGAAGTGGCTGGCAAAAGATACCTACAAGGGGTGCTTAATAGATTTTAAGAAAGGTGATGACAATGAAAATAATAAAGATTAAAGATTGTGCAGAATGTCCTTATAGAGGATGGAGAAAAATTCCAAATGAAGAAGTTTATGGTATTAGTTATTGTAAATTATCTGATAGAAATGTAACTAATATTACAGAAATTTCTGATTGGTGTCCTCTGAAGAATTACAATGAAACCACTTGATTTTATATAAAAAAGATAAGAAGGGGGTGAAATAAAATGAAATCAAAAGAAATAGAGAATAGAATTATAGCTATTCCTATAAGTTGGGAAGTATTGCAACAATTCATTGTAGAAAAGATTGAAGGATTGCCTAAAGATGTAAGAATAATGGGAGTTAGGCACGATATATTTTCTAATAATGATGTTATAGGATTATATTCAAAAGAATTTCAGATAATTCCATTGGGAATACAAGCACCTATAATTAATATAGTATATGAATGTTCAACAAATAAAGAATATAAAAATAGAATATTAAAAATGAGAATTGAAAGATATGGAAGGGGGTGAAATAAATTGGAATTTTTTGAGACAAAAGTAATTAAGGTGAAGAAGGAAAAGAAAGAATGTGAACATAAAAATGTGAAGTTTCAATGTTGCACGTGTGGAAAGATATTATCAGAACATTCCACATATAATAATTTTAAGAATAAGAAGGGTAACTGGGTCAACGGGGAGAACCTGGATAAGATTATGTTTCCGTGCTTCTGTAGTTATATTGTTAGAGTAACTGGTGAGAAGCGATATGGTCGGTTAGATAAGGCTTGGGTGAATAATAGAAATGAATATCAACTATCATCAGATAAACAAGAAGAAGATTTAAGTGTGCTGTATAGTGACCCTTCACTTAAAAAATTAATGATAAACCTTAAGATAAGAATTGAAAAGGGCAAAGTAATAATCTTTGAGGAGGCTTAAGCTTCAGTGAGAACTATCACATTATTGGTCCTAATTTTACTACTAATGTCAGTGCTGTGTGTATTCTCTACTAAATACTTTGATTTGACAGCAACTGGTTACTATCCAGGACCTGAATGTACGTACCCGTTTGATGATGGCTTTACAGCAATAGGTCATATTGCAGGTAAAGGTTCTATAGCAATAGACCCAGTTAATGGACCTTTAAAATTTAATCAAAAAGTCTACGTAGAAGGTTATGGTTATGGTATCTGCAACGACGTTGGTAGTGCCATAAAAGGGTGGGAAATAGATTTGTGTTTTGATACTTATGAAGAAGCAGTTGAGTGGGGCAGGCAACTGGTAAGAGTTTATATAATAAAATAAAAGGAGGTTCTTAGAAAATGGAATTTAGAAGCACTCTGGAAAGAGAAACTGAAAGAGTACTGGGAAAAGTAAGGCATTGGGAGGAAAATGGTGAGAAAGCATCACCACTGGTTGATAAGGTATTCGAACTGCTAGTGAAATCACCCAGGTTTAATGATACATACTTAACAGCAGTCCACGTAGCAAAAACTATTCAACCTTCTATAACTCTTGATGACTGCAGGTTGGCAGTAAATATGCAACTAGCCCTTTGCTGTGATTTAGTACTTCATCTAATAGAAGATAAGCTACTTATAATAAAGGAATCTGATAAAAAGGAGATATAAATATGACTCAGCAAGAAAATTTGAAGGCAATAGTAGACGATTGGTGGAACTCATTAGACCAGTTTGAACAGGGGGAAATCATAGATAACAACTACCCCGACGACTCTCATTTACTTGATAACGATGAAGCTTGGGAGGGTTTACCTTGGAATACTAAATTAGAAACCTACTTAGAGAATAATCCGGGCGAATTAACCGAGCCTGATTTCGACGACGAGTATCACCGAAAGAAGGAAGAAGAAAATGAACCACACTGAAATACATTTAATAAGAAAGCACCAAGCTGTTGAGAAAGCAAGAGCTGAATATCATAGCTTTATGAGGGTAAGAGAACTAAAAGATATAGCATCAAGCTATGGCCTCACGATGATAATGCTTAGACTTGAAGTAAATTTAGTTGATGCAGTAGCGGATGAGAAGAGTGCAAGGACGGCTTTATTAAAGTAAAAATGAAAGGAGATGATAAAATGTGACAGTTATAAAGTTAACAACAGAGGAACTAGCAAGATATAGGCAACTTAGAGCAAAGCGACTAGGGAAAAGCACAGAACCTAGTACTATTACGGTGGATGTGCAACAAAGAAGAAACATGCAAGGTATGATACCTGTGCAATTATGGGCAGACGTAAGAGCAAAGGCAGCTCAAGATATGATACCAGTTAGAAGAATGTTAGAGGTTGCGCTTGAGACATATCTTGTTATGGAGCCTGAGGACTTTCAAAGGATAAAGGAAAGATACACAAAGTTAGAAGAAGAAATGAAGGAAAGTGGGTGATAATTATGTCTCTTTGGAAACTAGCAAAGGCTGTTGCTAAAGATAGGAGTGAGGACGTAAATGACGTTTATAACAGACTTTTAAAGAATAGGAAGAAGGTGCGAAGAATGGAGGGCAGATTACATTATGTTAAAAATAACAAGGAAAGGGGTGAGTATAATAGTTCCTAACTACTGGTTAAATGGTAGTGGATTTTTAAAACATAAAGCTGTGCATGCTATTAAATTATTTTTTGGAGATGAAACACTGGAGCAGGCTTTAAAAGAAGCCAAAAGAAATGTAAGATATGGCTGGAATACTAGTAAGGGTGTGGAAATAAAAGAAGGAAAGGGAGATGATTAAGTGAAGAAAAATGATATTGTAAAGTTTAAATTTGGTGCAACTGGGGGGACACATCAAGGTAAAGTTAACTGGGTGGACGAAGAAAATGTTGGTATTACATTAATAGGTGAAGGGTTTAGTGGACAAGAAGCAACTGTAATGTCAATATCTGAATGTGAAGTGGTGATAGAATTTAAAGGGGATAGTTTAAAAGATGAGATACATAACTTGTCTACTGAAGAATTGATATCAAATATACAAAGATTAAAAGGAATGAGGTTCCCGAAAAAAATGACGAGGGGCATCAGAACTGCATCTTTAAGTGAGGGTAAAAGGCAAAGGATGACAAAACTATTAGAGTCAATAGAAGAAGACCCAAAGTTATTAGATATGTTAATAGCACAGGCACTTAAAGAAGAGGGTGACAGTAATGTCAAGAAATGAAACATTCTATTTTGACTACACAATGTTAAGTGCTTTCTTGCGCTGCCGTTTCTACTATTATTTTAGGCACGTAAGACACCTCGTTCCTAAAATTACAAAGGCGCCATTATCATTTGGGCAGACTTGGCATTCAGCAACAGAGCTATTAGCTAAGGGGAAGAGCCTAAATGAGGTACAGATACATTTTAAAAGTAGCTATAAAAATGAGACAAATGCTTTGTTGAGAACAAAAGAACGTGGTGCACTAATGTTAAAAGTATATCAAGAGAAGTATGAGAAAGCTCCCATAAAGTTTCTTTACACTGAGACACCATTTGCTATTCACTTCCCAGATAACATAATAATGTGTGGTCGCATGGACGGCATCGTTGAGTGGCAATGTGGGGTGTATGTGTTTGAAAGAAAGACTACGTCTCGACTTGGTTCAACATTTTTTGAAAAGTTTGAGCTAAATTATCAAATAGATGGCTATTGCTTAGGTTGTATGGAATTGGTGGGCGCTTGTAATGGAGCTATTATAGATGCAGCAAGAGTATGTAAACCAGCGCCTAATATGAATGACGACTTTGCTAGAGATGTAGTGTCAAGGACAAAGAATGAGTTGGTGCTAGCAAAGAAAAACATAATAGAGATAGTAGAAGATATGCAACACGGACCTATATATCAGAACAAAGATGCTTGTATGCAGTATAATCAGAAGTGCCAGTATCATGATCTGTGTATGGGGGCCTGTGACGAGCGAATTGTGCGAGCAATGTATGAGATTAGTGAGTGGGACTGCTCACAAGGACTAAGAACTAGAACAAAGGAAGCACAGTTAAAATTATTTGAAGAGGAAAAGAAAGAAGGTGATATAGATAAAACAGCATCAAATTCAATAATTGAAATTGACAGTGTAAATGAAAAAAGAAAGGAGGATTAAATGAAACATGGCTAACACGAAGGATATTAAGTTAACTCATCTAAAAGTACTTGTTTGGGGTGAAGCTAAATCGGGCAAAACTATGTTTGCTGCAACCTTTCCCCGACCATTTTTCTTTGACTTAGATAATGGTATGCTTACATTGGCTGGTAGGGACATAGAATATGAGACCTATAGTGGTGATAAAGGTTACAGACAATTTAGATTAGACTTGCCTAAAGTAGCTGAGAGAGATGACATAGACACGCTCGTAGTAGATAGCTTATCATCTATGCACAATTTTATGATGGAAGAAATACAAAAGCTAAGTGGCACTTACCCGGGAACACCACAAATACAAGAGTATGGACTGCAAATAGTTAAGATAAGAAAGTTCCTTTATGAACTTGTTGACTACAAAAAACACGTGGTTCTCATTGGACATGAACAGGTTTGGCAAGACGCAGTAACGAAGGAGACTTTCATATTACCATTGGTTGTAGGCAAATCTCTGCCAAACCGCTTAGGCAACTGGTTTGACGAGTTCTATCATATGGAAGCTGTATCTACGAAAACTGGTGTAGAATATAAACTAAGAACGAAGAAGTCTCATAAGTACAGTTGTGGTAGTAGATTAAATTGTTTAGATGAGTTAGAAGAACCTGATTTTAATGTGATTATGTCTAAAGCTAAGAAAGGAGGGAAACTGTAATGAAAAGTGAGACCAAGAGATTTCAACAGAGTACATTGACTAAAGTGCAAGAACTTGATTGCAATATAGAGATGGAATTAAGTGTGTGGAGACCAAAAAGAGAACAAGTAGAATGCTTACTTGATTTAGAAGGGTTTGTGATATGTCCACATAGTACTACTGCTGGAATATTTACTCTTATTAGTAAAGATAATATTCCAGAACAAATGAGCTTTGCACAAACAGAAATAATTGTGTATTGTAACCATGAAGATGACGAATGGGTAACAGAAGAAATAAAAAAGAAAGGAGGTAAGACGTAATGAATAGTTTAACAAAGATGAATGAGACCAAAGGAACAGTAACAATAGTTGAGATTAATGGCATAAAGATGGAAGTAGATATGAGAAGTGCTAAAGTAGCAAAGTTAGAACTTTACAAGGTGGGTAGTAATGTGAGGGTATTAAAGAAGGAGTATAGTGATACCTACAAGATTTACGGAGGCGTGATAATTGGGTTTGACAACTTTACAGAAATGCCCTCAATATTAATAGCATACATTAAGGACTCTTACAGTGATTGTGAGATAGAGTTCTTGGCTTTTAATAAAGGCACAAAAGACATAGAAATATGTCCTGCTGATGCCACCTTCATTCCGTTTCAAAAGTCAACTGTATTGCAACAATTAGACAGCAAGGTAGTACACGCAGAACATGCATTAGAAGAAGCAAAAGCTAAGAGAGAATACTTTACTAAATATTTTGATAAGTATTTCTAACATGAAGAAAAATAAATCAAAGAAGGGAGGTGAATAAATAACATGAAAGTCAACGTGAACTTAGACGACGTAAAAGAACTTCAACCAGTGCCGGCAGGTAACTATGTGTGTAAGGTAATTGACGGAGAAGTAAAGGAAGGGCCTAAAGGCAAATACATTGCATGGACACTTGAAATAAGTGAGGGTGAATTTGCAGGTCAGCAACTATGGCACAACACTTCATTAGTGCCTGACGCACAGTTCGGTCTTAAACGGTTCTTACAAGCCTGTAAGTTTGAATGGGGCAAGAGTTCGTTTAACACTGAAGACGTGTTTGGTAGTGAAGTAATAGTTAAAGTAGTAATGAAGGATTATGAAGGAGAACCTAAGAATAAAGTTAAAGGATTTATTCCTGTTAATTAATTAGTAGGACTCCTCAAGAGGGAGCACTACACCACATCTGTAGTGCCCTCTCTTTAAAAGAAAGGAAGTGATTTAATGGAAGGAAGGCACTATGATGAGATGCGAATGTCAACGGCACTGTCAGGACCTGTCTTTACAAATTTAAACGATGTTAAACATGCTATTGAGTGGTACAACGATGCAATGAAAAGGCAAGAACACAATAAAGCCATGGAAAATGTTAGAGGAGATGCGTGTTTGGCTGGGTGGCGTAAACTGATGGAAGACAGTGCATATATTGACTTTGATAAAGAAATGTTAAATGATAGTAACTATAATAAAGAGAAAGGAGGGAACGGAATGCTTAAATATGTATATCATGTAATTCTTTTTAACACAGATACAGAAAAGATTGACTTCAAGGGATACTTACCAGCTCAAAGTACAGAGGCTGCTCTTATGGCAGCTGCCCAAACTTTTGGCAAGTATGATGCTGACGTGTATGTGCATAATGTGAAACTGATTATGCAATACGAAAAGAAGTAAAATGAAATAAACATAAGGGCTGAGGATTTCATTTACTTAAGACGCCTCCTTTAACTACATGCCTGTCGACAAGTATGTAGAAGTGAAGTTCTTAGGTTTCTTTTCCTCAGCCTCAATAAAATGTGAAAGGAGATATATGAAAAAACTTTTTATAATAATTATAATTTTATTAGGTATAACATTTTCTTTATGGGCTGCAAATATAGAAGTTGGGTTAAGAGAAGAAACCAAAGCAAGTATAGAAGCGTTAAAAACTAAACATTATGGGCTGTTTTTTCAAGATATTACTTCTGATTTTGGTTTTATTTGTGATTATGAGTGGAGTATGACTTTTAAGGACGGTAAGTTATTTGTGGAGACACAGGACGGCAAGTGGTTTATAGAAATGAAAGAGGTGGAAGAGAATGACAAAACTAAAAATAAGTGATATAAACATAGGCGAAAGAGCAAGGTCAGATTATGGTGACATATCAGCTCTTGCTGCATCTATCCAGCGTTATGGTCTACTCCACCCTATTGTAATTGATGACAAGAATAATCTTATTGCTGGTGAACGTAGATTAAGAGCACATATCAAACTTGGTAAGACAGAAATAGAGGTTAAGAAGTTTTCTGAGCTTAGTGATATTGACAAGAAGGAAATAGAATTAGAAGAAAACATACAAAGAAAAGAGCTTAATTGGCAAGAGCTTGTGCTAGCTAAATTATCTTTACATGAACTTAGACAGCAAATGTATGGCACTAGAACTGGTCATACTGGCGGTGAGGGCTGGGGGCAGGGGGATACTGCATTAGCTCTAGACATGAGTGAAGGTTCTGTTTCTCAAGACTTAAAATTGGCGAAGGCAATTAGAAACTTTCCAGAGCTAATGAAGGAGAAGACAAAGTCAAATGCGTTTAAAAAATATAAGCACATGGAGTCCGTGCTTCTTCGTCAAGAATTAAATAAAAGAAGGACTCGAGATGTAACTCCTAACATAATATGTGGGCTTGCTGAGGTTGAGTGTGCAAAATGGGCAGATGAGAGTTTTGATTTCTTTATAACCGACCCTCCATATGGACAAGATTTAGATAAGAAGAGTGATACAGGTAAAACTGTAAGTGGTGTAACATATGAAGATGACCCTTATCTTATAATGGATATGTTAAGGAAAGTAGTAAAGGAACTATATAGAGCGCTTAAACCAGACAGACATATGATTATAGCATTCTCTATGGTGCATTATGTAAAACTAAAACAGTTATTAGAAGATGCTGGCTTTACTGTAGACCCAACTCCATTAATATGGAATAAAGAAAGTGGTAGTTCTCCATCAAATGGAGAATTCTTTCCTTATGCCTATGAGCCAGCATTTTGGTGCTTAAAAGGAAGAAGGGGCATTAATTCTACCGCATGTAATATGTTTACATATAAACGAGTACCTGCTGAACATAAATACCATCCTTTAGAAAGACCACAAGGGTTATTAGTTGCTTGGATTGAAGCAGTCTCTTTTCCTGGTGAAAAGGGCGGAGACCCGTTTGGTGGTGGTGGTTCTCTTATGGAGGCTTGTATGACGACAGGCAGAGAGTGTGTTATTGTAGAAAAAGATGAGGCTAATTATTCTACTATTGTTAGTAGGTATGAAGAATTAAAAGAGAAGATGCAGGGCAAGAAAGTTGAGGAAAAAGTATAATGGTTGCACAAATAATTAACCCAAAAAGGCAGGCTAAGAAACGTATAATGAAGAACTTTAACTTAAAAACTGGAAAACGGTTCCAGAAGTGGATAAAGAAAGAAAGAAGGGAGAATAAAGATGATAGTAAAACCGACAGGTCCTACTAACGCTAAAATAGTTATAGTGGGTGAAGCACCAGGTGCTGATGAGGAAAGACTTGGTAGACCATTTGTGGGTGGTGCAGGTAAGATATTAGATGGTATGTTATTAGAAGCAGGCATAGATAGAACAGATTGTTACATAACTAACGTGATGGACATAAGACCAGTTAATAATGACTTCGGAGAATTTTATGAAGATGCAAGTAGAAAGGTTGCAAGTAAACTGCTACTAGAAGGCATTTACAGGTTACATCATGAGATATATAATGTTAACCCTAATGTAGTTATTGCATTAGGAAACGAAGCTTTAAAGGTACTAATAGGGGAGACAGGAATTACAAAGTGGAGAGGCTCTGTTCTTAGGCATACACAACCTGATTTACGATATCTCAAAGTAATCCCCACTTTTCATCCTGCTGCTATAATACGCCAATGGGAATTTAGACCCCTTGCTGTAATGGATTTAAGAAGGGCATTAGAGGAGTCATCTTCACCAACTATAGTTCCTACCTATAGAGTATGGAAAAAGATAGAAACGCTGTCTGATTTGGAACTCCACGTAGACCAGTACTTAAAACATGCTAGTTACATAGCCTTTGATATTGAGACTTGTAATAATCAGGTAAGTTGTATTGGCTTTGCAGAAAGTGAGTTCAGTTCTTTTACAGTACCTATATGCATGTATGACAAATCATTTTGGTCTGAGCAAGATGAGTTGCAAGTGTGGTTACAGATTAAACGTCTACTTGAGTCTGACATACATAAGATAGCACAGAATGCTAACTTTGATATGTTCCATCTTATGTCTACTGTAGGAATTAATGTTAAGAATCTGTGGATGGACACGATGGTAGCATTTCATTGCTTATACCCAGAGCTACCAAAGAGCTTAGCTGTTCTATGTTCTATTTATACAAGAGAGCCTTATTATAAAGACATGATAGAAACTGATTACTATCATTATAACTGCCTCGACTGTATGATAACATATGAATGTGCTATGGCAATTGAGGAAGAATTGAATGAGTTCGGTATGTATGATTTCTACCATAAATATCTTAATCATGTTATTCCCATTCTTCTTGATATGCAACTACGTGGTGCTAGAGTTGATACAAAGAAGAGAGCTCTTGCTGCTGAAGACTTAAAAAGAGTTGTAAATGAATTACAAAAGAAGCTAAATGATGCAGTTGGACGAGAACTAAATGTCAACTCGTCTAAACAGATGAATGACTTTTTGTATAGAGAATTAGGCTTACCTATCCAGTCTCACAGAAAAACAGGAAAGACATCTTCGAGTGAGTCCTCTTTAAAAAATCTAGCCAAGCTTGCCCCCAACCGTTTGTTTGATGTTATTATAGATATTAGAGAAACAAAGAAACTAATATCAACGTATCTTGAAGCTGAGATAGACCCTGATGGCAGGTTTAGATGCTCTTACTTATTAGATGGCACTGAGTCTGGAAGACTTGCATCAAGAATGTCCGCAACTGGAACTGGTGGTAACTTACAAAATGTGCCTAAAGGAATTGCAAGAGAGGTATTTGTTCCAGATGAAGGTAAGATGTTTATGGCTGCTGATTTATCACAAGCTGAGGCAAGAGTGGTTGCATATTTAGCAAGGGAACAGGGGCTGATAAAGATATTTGAGTCTGGAGATGACATACATAAGCAGGTGGCTGCAAGCATATTTGATAAGAGGGTAGATGATATAACTAAAGAAGAGAGGGAATTGGCAAAACACATTGTACACGCTTCAAATTACGGAATGGGTGCAAGACACTTTGCGGAATTAACAGGGCTTAGTATAGCTGATGCACAGGGGAAACTTAATTTGTATCATATACATTTTCCAGGAATTAGAATATGGCACATGGAGGTGGCAAGAGAACTTAGGAGAAGTAGAATACTTACAACACCAATGGGGCGCAAGAGAATGTTCTTTGGCAGATGGAATGATGAGCTATTAAGAGATGGGTATAGTTACATACCACAGTCAACTGTAGCTGATATTGTATTAAAGGGAATGATTAACATTAATAACAAATTGCCCCACGGATGTAACATAGTGTTTAACATACATGATGAAGTAGTAATGCAAGTACCTATCAAGCCTCGATATGATTATGATATTGGATTTATTCCTGATGTAGGGTCTACTGCAATAAGTTATGAAGAAGCACAGACGCTTTATCATAACCGTTTAAAAGAGTTCATGATTAATTGTATGTCTATTCCCGTAGAAATCCATGGTAGAACATTAGTTATTCCTGTTAATGTTAAAACAGGTGAAAACTGGGATGAGGTATCATGATGGATAAAGAGGTAAAAGTAATTGCTGTGATACGTAAGAATGCTACGGGAGAAATAAGAGAATATAAAACTGAAGTATGGTTGTTTGTTGACAACAAAGAACCTGATTCTTATACGTGGTCAGAAGGAAACTTCTCTTGTGACTGTAATAGGTGTTTGTTCTTTGACCGTGCTGGTGGTGAAGAAGAGAATTGGCATCACCCTTGTGGGGATGAGTTGTACTCAGTTAGTCTAAAAACTATGGACGGAAAAATATTTTATAAAGAATATGAGGTGAGTTAGAATTAAAAGGAGGTGAAAGGAGTATCATGACATGAAACAGCGAAAAATAAATGGCAGTTGGATTACAGAGTACTTAAAGTTTACTAAGGAGCAAGAGTCCCCTGGCATGTTCCATTTGTGGGTGGCAATATCAGTGATAGCATCTACTCTTGAACGTAATGTTCATCTTGATAGAGGCTACTACACATTATATCCTAACTTATACATAGTGCTTGTAGCCGACTCAGAAGTTTGTATGAAAACAACTGCAGCAGATATAGGTATAGAGATGTTAAAGAAGATAGAAAATCCTCCTTATATTTTTGCACAGAAAATAACCCCTGAAGCTCTTGTATCTGGATTATGTAATGAGTGTGCAATAGATGAGGCTGGAGTAGTGTATAAGAATGCATCTGCAGTCATATACTCAGAAGAACTATCAGTGTTTCTTGGAAGAGAGGCATATGCATCAGGCATGGTGTCAATACTTACATCTCTTTATGGATGTAGAGACATATGGGAATATGAAACAATAGGTAGAGGAAAAGATGTTGCATATAACACATGTATCAATCTACTTGGTGCATCTACTCCAGAGTGGTTACGTATGTCTATACCTATTGATGCAGTTGGCGGCGGCTTTACTTCTCGTATTATCTTCGTATATCAGGATGCATCAGGTAAGGAAAATCCACACCCTGAGATAACTGAAGAAGAAATTAATATAAGAAAAAATCTTATACATGACTTGTCATTAATTAGAAGAATAAATGGCGTGTTTAAGTTTACTCCTTCTTCTAAAGAATGGTATGCTAAGTGGTATCACGGTTATAGAAAGGCACAAGCAGAGGGCAAGCCTACTATGGTGCGTAAAAAGGATATTATATTAAAAGTTGCCATGTGCATATCTGCGTCTGAAGATGATTCTTTGATAATAACAGAAGAGCATTTAGCGAAGGCTACTGAAGTATTAGACTCGACTGAACGTTATTTACCAGAAGCGATGAGAATACTTTCATCGACTCAAGTAGGAGTAGATGCTAATAAAGTTGCTACAATAATTAAAAAGTATGAGAATGGAATTATGCAAGATGAGTTAATGAGAGCAACTGTGTATACATTAGACAAGACAAAGCTAACTGAAATTGTGGAGACATTATTATCAGCTAAAATAATATCAGTAGAATTAGTTGGAGATAAGAACGAAAAAATGTATAAATATAATGAGACTAAAATATCAAATGAACATTTCGCAGATAAGTTTCAAAAGAAGGAAAATAAATAAAGAAGGGGGAACTCACATTTATATGTGCAAGTTCCCCCTCTCGCACCCTGAAGAAAGGAGTAAGAATAAGGGTGCCAGCCCGTCTTTTTCAACGGGCAGTTGATTAGAGCCAGTTCCTTTCTTGTAGTTCTTTAAACACATTTTCTGCCTTAGCGCCTATATCCCTTCTATATTGCATATCTTCTATACTTAAATTTTCTACTGTTCTATAGACTCTTCTTATGCACTCACGAACTGAGGTTCCTCGTGCTGTAACAGCTGCAATTACTCCGTATTTAGTATCACTAACAATTAGTCCGTTTTCATCTTGCACTGTGTTTTGTGCCCATATATGTTTCTCGTTCTCAGCACAAACACCATTTAATGCAACATGCTTGGTTTTAACGTGGCTGTGTGGGTATGGAGGAATTGATATTCTAACTGCAATTGCGTACATCTCTGGAAACTTAAATTCTTTTTTTCCACCAATAGATATCTCATGTAATGATTTTCCTATCTCCCCTTGAGTACCTTCAAGGAATGCATACAATAAATCATACTTAAAATATGGTTCTATCTTTGCAACTTGAACAGAGTTTTCTTTAAATACACAAGATAGTGTGAAGAAACCACAATAAGATACCTTGCGTAATAGGTCCTTAAACTTTAATAATGTTTCTGTAAACCCTCTCTTTTTAGAACCACACACACATAACGTGCACCCCATAGAGTCAACAGTAACTCCTTTATCACCCTCCATAAACTTGTCTTCGTTAATAGATATTACAGCAGGAAACACGAAGTCAACACCATTAAACCAACAACTAATGTATGTATTGGACGAAACAGTGCTCTTTTCTATGTTATTCATTACAAGTATTGCATCGTGATAAGAAGGATTTAATAGAGACTCGCTGAACTTTGAACCCCCTATACAGAAATTATCATATATATTTACAGGGAGTGGTTTATCTGTCACTACAACTGCTGTTGCACCAAAAACTCTGGTTATGTTGTTTTCTACATCATACTTCTCGTTCCTTACTCTTTCTGCAACAGGACGTAACCTGCCATTATCATATAAAAATACAAACTTCATTAATGCTTCTCCTTTCTTTTACTTTCGTTTAAGCCTCTCTGTTTTAGTTCTCTGCACACCATATTTTGTGCTTGTTTTCTTTTCCAGGGATATAAACAAATTCATCCAATCTTTTTTACCATTATATATATCTTCTAGTTCTCTAGTGATAGTTACAAATCTGTCTGGTCTAATTTCAGCCCAAGCAGCCTTAGCCCTTTTCATGTCCCCCATTGCTAAACCAGCAGTTAATTGAGCCATTGCGCCAGGAACTTTTAGCCCTGCAATATCACCGCTGGCTATATCTGCGAGTGCTCTTAAAGATGACCAACCAACATAATCCAGTGCTCTTATTCTTGTCTTTCTTTGAAGTAGCCCTGCCATTGTTACTAAAACAAGGTATGTCCAAAGCGCCTTTCTTTTTAAGACCCAGTTATCTGGTGTTATCTTATTGCCGGTATTCTTCTCATATTCTTTGTACACCTCAGATGGCTTCCCCTGTACCCAGTCATTCATAAGCTCCATCCAGTTTATAGTCCATGTGGTAAATGCTGAAGCTACCCTTCCAAGAGAACTTTGAGAGGAACTTGAGGCTGATAGCTTAGTATACAAATACTGAGTTTTCCTAACTACTTCATCTCCTCGTTGAAAACATGTCTCCTCTGGCAATCCTTTGTTTTTAGCTTCAAAATACCCTGTTAGGAACGCATTAGAGGTGTTTATTCCTTCTGTAAGTTTAAACATGAACATAGTTACTTTTCTTCGTTTGCTCTGTAACTGTTTAATAAATGTTTCATCAATTCCAGGTAAATATCCTGACTCTCTACTTTTTAGCCCAAGGGAGTTACTTAATATCCTTCTTCTCTCCACTGTATCTGTAAGAGATAGTGCTTGTGCATATGCCACTGGTCCACCCTCTGCTAAAGTCAAACCTTGTTGGGCAAGGTTCTTAATACCAGACAATGGTCTTAATCCCATCCATGCTTCATATAGAAGACCTGTGGCTTGATAAGAAAGCATTCCAGAAGGATTCCCTTGTGTTAGCACCGTGGCTAACTTCTGCCCTCCGGGTAACTTACTAATGACTTCTCCAACTTCTTTTAAACTCTGATTAACTTCTTTATCTACTATTAAGGGCCTACTAGTAATTCTAGTAATAAACTCTTTTAAATAGCGGGCAGAATTAGGAGGAAGATATTTAACATAGGTTCCAAGTCTCTGAATAAGAGGCTCATAGTAAAGTGATTTTAATGCTCTTCCTTCATATGCATTAAATGCAGCAAAGACATCTTCTCTTAAACCTGCTCTTCTTCCTAACCTTTCTTGTAAGTATGGGTTAAATATAGTTGTAGGAGTAATAAAGTCAAGTGCAGCAACTATGCCTGGGTCTACAGGACGAGCTTCTTTCAAAGCCTGTTCTATCTCTTTCTCAAAGATGTGAGTTACATAGTTATCTAACCTTTCTTCTGGCGTAAGTTTTAGTTTGTTAGCCCAATCATCTCTATACTTTATAAACCAGTCTGCCACTGCTTTCTCTTGTGGCAATAAGTACTTATACTGCTGTGGGTGCTCTAATGCCTTAAATATCCTTTTTGGTGCATCTTTAATATTCTTTACTAAAGCCTTTTGTTTTTCAATGTCCTCCGTAAATTTAAGTGCATCTTCAGAAGTATTAATCTCAGCCTCAAATGCTGGTGCAAACACTTCATCGTATATTCCTATCTTCTGAAATACTCTCCAAGAAGGTCTTACTCTCTCTTTAATACCTATTTCTTTTAAGTCAGGTATCTTTGCTAAGAAGTCTTGAGACACTTCCTCTTTTAAAAATCTTTGATATTCTTTAATTTCTTCTTTGGCAAATCTTTCAGGATATTTAACTTCACCACTAATGAAGTCGTAGTAGCCTGCAGCTTTTGCATCAGCTCTAATTTCCTTTTCTGTGCGCATTATGCCTGTAGGACCTCCAGGATATAACGGAGGTAGAATTTGACTAGGTTTAAGTTTAGAGAGTACTAATGCTCTGCCTTCTGCCTTTCCGGGATAAAGGGCAACAACCTCATCTCCTTCAGCAATAATGTTTCTGGCTACAAGCCCATCATATCCTTTATTTTCTAAGTATTTTCTGGCAGTTGTGGCAGCTATTTCATTTATTTCCTTTGAAGTTTTACCTTCCTTTATTGCCTCATTCCTTGCTGGTCTAGTCACCCCATTCCAAAAAGTATCGGCCTCCTCTTGAGTTTTAATAACATAGGGATTTTTAAGTTTAATAACGGAAGTTTCCACTTCACCATAGGTTTTAGCATATTCAGAATTGGTAGTATAGTAAGTTCCCTTACCATACAGACCTTCGTCAACTGGAGGTACCCCTACTTTTGAACCCCTATAAACCGTGGCAGTGTAGGGGCGCCCTGTCTCAATTTGTTGCTCTGCTATTGGGGCAGCAACTGGCATAGTTGCTTCTGCCTTACCTCCTGCCTTTAGACCAACGGCTTGGTTGTAATAATTTTTAAACTCTTGAAATGATTCTTTAGCTTTCTCTATATTTATATCTGTTGTTGCAAATGTTTCTTGTGTATTCTCATTAACAAAGCGAGTAATATAAGAGGTTTTTCCAGTTTCATCAGATTTTTGTCCTAAGATATGTATTGCTATATTTTCTTTGTCATTTGGATACCAGTAATCTATATTCTTCGTCCATTTTAATGGTTTAGGTTCTTTGGTGGGTGCAGGTTTCTCGGTAACTGGTATAGTCGCTTCTGCCTTGCCTCCCGTCGGGGCAACTAATATCTTTGAATTTATCTCTCCTTTCTCTGCTGCATCTAACTTATCTGAGAGCGCTTCATAAAGATGTGGGTTTGCCCCAACTTCATTCTTTAAAGATGTCTTTACTTTCTTCATTGCATTTTTTGCTTCTATAACAGTTGAACCTGCACCAGCCATTAAAGTAGTTAACAAAAATGTTTGTGGTGCTACCTCTTTAAATGCCCTGACCCAGTCTTTAGGGGAGGTCCAGTCTACTGGTTTTCCTTCATGCATACCCGCTTTTGCTTCTATTCCAGTTTGCCCCATCTGAGTTATAGTCTCAGTCAATAACTCTTCTCCATACATGCCGGCCAACTTGCTTGCTATCTGCCCTGCTATTGTCTTGCCTATCATTTTAGTTAGAGGTGCAGTTAACAGGCCAACAAAAGACAAGTTGCTTATTGCTTCTGGAACTGCTTCCCATAAACCATATTTATGAGCTTGATTATCAAAGTCTTCTTTTAATCTCATTTCTTCTTGTGAAGTTATCCCTCTCCCAATCTTTGCAATACTTTCTTCGTTCTTTAGTTCTAGATACTGTTGCATTATCTGATATGTGGTTGCTCTATAAGCAACTGCCCCTGATGCAGCAGTACCAGCAGCCCAGGCTGCCACTCTAAATCCGGGTAATGGAACCATCCCTATTGGTATTCCAGTAGCAAGACCAGCTCCCATTGAAGTGGCAGAGTAGGCTATATTTTGAGGAAGTCCCGCTAAATCAGATATCTTAATTCCAGCAAATCCTTTACTTCCATATCTCATATATGCTTCATTAGCAAACTTTGTGAGGTCCTCACTTGCATCTTTAATATAACGGTCTGCCCAGTCTCTATCTGTAATACTTGCACCCTCTTTAGATTGCATAGCCTGTAAGACAGATACAGCTACTGCTTTAGGAAGCATGGTTAGTGATTTCCCAAAAGTTGCGTATGCACCAAGAACGTTCTTTAACACATCAGGCTTTTCTCCTGCAAAGTAAGTTCCTTCTTTTAATTGCTGAGCAATAGATGCTGTTGAATAATCAGAACCTACTCCTTCCTTCATCCTAAGGGACTTAGCTAATTCATTAAACTCATCGGGTATAGGTGTCTCCTTAGGCATAGAATTTCCTTGAAGTATGTCTGAGATGGTTTTTTGCATAACATTCTCATTTTCAATTTTTGAAATTGATAATGTATCTGGTTTTGTAGCTTTTTGATATTCCTCTTCTTCTACCCCATTAAATAGCCGTGATATCTTTTTTGTATTTATATTTTCTATGTCATCAACTGGAACATCTTCTACCTCTGTGCTTTTATCTAATAATCCTGCTTGCTCTGCTTCTGTTTCATTGACTAGTTGAGACACGTTCTCATATGTTGGTGTATATGACACTTCAGGAATAATGACAGGCTTTAATTCTCTTTCAGTATCTTCAAACATTTGTAATATTTTATTGAGTGCCACCCGGCATACCTCCTTGAGGCCTCTGTGTTCCTCCAGCACCACCTTGACCCATACTCATAAGTGCATTCTGTAACGGGTTAACAGATGGAGGCTCTACCACTGGACTAGACTGTGCACCTAGTTGTGGCATTTGCTGCATTAATCCCATCATCCGTCTTCTCATGCTTTCTTCCATAATAGGACGAAGGAAGTGTTTTAATGGAGTTCCCTCTAACATTCTCTGTTTCTTTGCAGGTGGCTTTGCTACACTTAAGTTTTTAAGCAATGCATCAGTTAATGACATATTATTCTACCCCCATTCCAACAAGTTCTTCCTCAAACTTCCAATTCCATTCACCAGTGCATTCATTTTCAGGCCACCCTAATCTCCGTTTCATTCCTATTATTATGTCAGGTCTTGATTCATATTTAGCTTTAACATTATCTATTGTTCTTTGTGCATTTACTATATAGGCATTTACCCCTTTCCAATAATTGTTCTGATGTTCTTTCACATCATCTGCTGTAATTGTTATCTTCTTGTCTCCTAAAAGACCAGGGACTGTTATTACATCTCCTTCTCTGGGCATATCTCCTTGATTTTTAATCGCCTCTGTTCTAAACCTCTCATTATGAGTTTCTTCTTCTATTCCAAGTTTAGCTACTGCAACTTGTTCTGTTATAGATGGTGCCTTAGCAGCTTCAGGTGCTTCTCTTCCAATAATTTCAGTCTTAGAAGTTCCATCTTTAAATGTTGTAGTTTGATTTAACCAGCCACTCTCATCTGTCCACTTACTAACATTTGCCACTTCTTTCTCTTTCTCAGGTAACATCCACGCATAACCAGTAGCAGTCTTCTTAATATAGTTCTTATCTAACATAGTCTTCATAAGTGGGTCTGTTCTAATTGCAGCAGGAGATATAGCTCCTGGCTTTGCACCTAATGCAGCGGCTAACGCATTTGTGTCTTTTCCTTTACCTGCAACTTTACTTAAAATGTAATCCTGGTCTGGCTTACTTAAATTCTGTACTGCGCCGTAAAGTGCGTCTGCTTCTGCATCTAATTTAGCTTGGTTTGCCTCAACCATTTCTTTTCTCTTTGCCCATGCTTCCGCCTGCCAATCTGGCACTCCGCCTGTTAAGGCCCCCATAAGACCTCCCTCAGGCTTGAAGTAACCTTTTGCTAACTGTTGAGACTTCTCCCCACCTAATGTAGGGGTTGGGCCAGCATAGGCCTCAACTGGTGCTCCTAACGCACGTGTTAATGCACTTGGTTTCTTCTTTGGCTTTGGTGGTATCCTTAATTGTCCCAACCATTGTAATGGCATTTAATTCACCTCCTTATTGTTCTTGATATGTACTATAAGCGGCCATTATAGGTATTCCAAGATAATTAAGAGCCGCCTGTAAAGCCTCAGATGCAGCAGGGTTCTTTCTAACATAATCCTCAAACGCCATCTGCACAGCTGTTTGTTGTGCATTCAGTGCAGTACCAGTCGCCTGCAAAGCTCTCTGCAATGAGCCCTCTGCCATCCTTGCTCTCTGTTCAACTAACCCAGTTTCCATCCTTGCCCTTTCTCCAGTTACTTTACCTGCTCTTGCAGTTCCCCAAAACGTGCCAGGCCCTGCGAATTCTTCCCTAATTGCAGGTGCAGTCTCTTCTTCAAAAGTTCTTCTGGTTGGTTGGGCAATGCCTGTCGCAAAGGCCTGTTCAGGGAACTTCCCACTTAGTGCTGTTAGTAGAGCACTCTGTAAAGCACCTCCAACAGCTCCTCCATAAGGGCTAAAAGGTTCAGCATAAGCTGCTTGAAACCCTCCTGCTCCACCTGCAACAGTACCTGCAAATAAGTCTTGTAACGCTTTTACTAATGCAGCATTTATCTGTTCCTGAGGCGGAGTTAAACTTTCAAATGTTGTTATTCCAGGGAGATTTGCCCCTGAACCAAAGCTTGGTGCGTATTGTGCCATATTATATCCCTCCTTAAATTAAAGTTGCTCTTATTACATGTAAATTATGATTTATCGTTTCATAATTACCTTCTAATTCACTACTTAATGCATCTACAACCTTCTTTAGTCTTCCTACATCAGGGTTATCATCTTCTACTGTCTTTGTCCTTAACTCAATTGAATTAATTTCCATGCCTATGTCCTCACCTGACATAACATCACTTAGCCCATCTCTGATAAGTCTAAAATTATGGTTAACGTTGGATGCATTATCTATACTATTAGATATAAAATTATTTATAATGACTTTGAAATCCTTTATGTCTAAAGGTTTATGTGCAAGTTCATTCACCCATTGTGTAGGTATTATAGGCTTGAATGTATTATACTCATCTATATCTGTCATATAATTATGCATATCATTTAAAAACTGTTTAAGCACCTGCATATTATGGTTTAATACAAGTGCATATTCTACGCTATTATCTAAAAATATTCTACACTTCTTCCTTAATTCATCTAAGTCCTTTTTGCCAAAGGCTTTTCTATAATAAAACGCCCCTAACCAAGAGCCATTATATGGTGGAATGTCAGGGTAGTCAAACTCAGGCCATTCAAATTCAGGCCACTCAAACGGTGGAAACTTAAATGGTGGAAACTTAATAGGGGGCAATGGAGGAATTATGTCTTCTATGGGAAGTTGGTCATCACTAACTCCTGGTGAATACCCATCAGGCACATATACACCTAAACTAAATGCTACCCATTCTCCATAATACGTTGCCCCACCAATAACTGCATACGCTCTATAAGTATATGATTCTCCTGCAAATAATTGGTCAAAAAACTGAGCAGGGAAATTTCCCAACTCTAATGTAAAAGCACCCTCTTCAAAATCTCCTCCTTCAGTTTCTGTTTTTATTAATGTCCCTACCCAAGCCCAAGCGTCCCAATCCCAGCTTGTATCACCCTCAAATCCTGCTATACTATGTTTTATCGCACCACATAAGTCCCCTGAGTATTCATGCTTTACTTCAAATCCTCGTTCAGTTGCATTTGTAGTAGATGTAATTGTTCCATTCCCATCCGCAAATTCACAGTAGGCGGGGTTAGACACAGGAACTGGTACAGCTGCTGCTTGAGTTGTTACAGAAGCAACACCAAGAGTAGTAAATTCTACCCACTCTCCATATCCCTTACCCGCATTATTATTACCCCACGCTCTAAAATAGTATGTTGTAGCTGAAGTTAATCCAGTTTTAAGATAGTTGAAAGTTGTTACACTTTGACTCGCACCACCAGTACCTACTTGTATAGATGTAACAGAACCGCCTATTCCTTTTTTCCATTCAAACCCATAAGTACTAAGCCAATAGCCTCTATCTACTATCGTTCCATTGAACCTAGCTTTAGTTGTTTCTATATCCGTTGCAGCTTGGGTTGTTACAGTAGGAATTACTACAGTAATTGTAATGGTGATATAAGGTCTAGCGGCAGTAGTAGAGGCATTACCGGTGTTGACTGACATAAAGTTAATATGCCCACTATCTTCCAATGGGGCCTTCCCATTTATGTCATCTGAACTTCTAAGAACAACTTTGAGTATATCATTTATATTTTTACCTATCCACGATATACCAGTAGCATTAAGGTCTATAGTTACCCATGCCCCATCAACCATATCCGATGTGTTCTTAGAACCTCCACTCGCCGCCTCTATGTTCGCTACATTGAAATCACCGGCAACGGGGGGCTGATGGTGTATGTCAGAGGAATTAGCCTTCTGTATTACTATATCATAGTGCCAGTCCTGAAATAAGGGGGACATCCCAATCATATCGTAAGTTATAGATGCAGATTCTATGTTTGCTCCAGCCAAGTTGTATAATTGCTTAAAGAGAAAAAAGACCCTTGCAACTACCCATTCGTCAGGAAACTGATAATCAAAACAGCAACCTATACCACGGTTAGAATCTGTAAGAAAGTCTGTGTTATTCGCAATCGGAGAGTCTCTAACCTCTAAAAACGTTTCAACATCATGGTCTGCGTGGTAAAGTAGAGTTGCATCTTGCCCACCTGAACTTATACCGCCTCTTATTGTAAATACTTGGGTTGCCAATTACTTCTTCTCCCTCAAAGTATAATCAATTCCACTCAAGCTCTTTCTCCTTCTTTCTGATTAAGTCCATAAAATCTCATACTAAAACTCTGGCTTATAGTTGCATCAGAAAACTTAAATCTTAACTTTCTACTTGTTTTTAAAAAGTTCCATATATACCAATCGTAAGCTGCAGTTAAAGTTTTTTCTACTGCATCACTATACGTAACCCCTTCATCAGAAGAGTGTTGTAGTGATAGTTTAGATGACGTAGAATATCCTTTAAGGTCTAATGATACCCCATAGAACCTTCTCTGTAAAGTCATATATTGTTCTTTACTTAAAACAAAATCCCCACTCTCATAATAAGCACTAATTGCAGCATCACCATCATTAAGAGAAGAGTAATCATAGTGTTTAATACAACTTGCACCAGATGCAGACAACCCTACAAGTGCCCTTTCTACGTTTGCTTTAGATACACTCCCCCCGCCTGACACTGACGCAATTGTTCCTTTAGCCCAACTATGGTCATCTATGTTATATATCCACATTCTTGTAGGATAATCATCAGTACCTATGGGCAAGAAGAAAATTGCTTCTCTCTCTGCCAAATTAACTACTGCAAAGCTTCTCTTAATTTTACTCTTATTAATTTCTGCTTGTAACAGTTTCTTAATAGGGTCTCCAATGTGATTAAGCTCCCATCCACCATTCCACTCATGTATGTTTAAATCCGTTCCTAAGATTAAGTGAGATGTTCCTAAATTAGCAATTGCATCTGGTGCCGCTAACCCTATTCCTTGTATATGAGGATAGAAACCATATAAACTTGACCCTCCTATATAGTCTAACAAGCAACAACTATAATCTTTATACACAGCAATATAATCTTTTAATGGGGCAGCACCCATAATTTGTGCACCCATCCCCTGTACAAAGTCATTATGGCCAGCGCCTGTGTCATTTACGTTATCAAAATCACCTAATACAGAGTATATCTGCCTGATAGCAGTTTGCGCACCACTTAAGTTATCATTAAATCCTATTAACCTGTCTTTATAAGGCACAAATATTTTAGGTCTATAATCTGCCCACCCAATTGTTTTTCCATCATCAAGAGCTGACCACGTGATGCCAAGGCACTTAGATGGTGCATCAACTCCATTAGTAAACACAAGATAATTCTGAATATATGCCAAACTTGCCCTTATGTCAACCGTTCCATTTAAACTACCTGCTCCTGTAATAAGTGTCCACGTACCTGCATTATTGTAATATACACCAGTAGTCGTTACCAATATTTCATACTCAGTCAAATCCCACATTTGATAACGAAATAACATTAAAGGCACACCAGCTATTGTTCCTAATGCCCCATATGTTGCATATCCAGTTCTTTTACTTACTACTCCATCTTTAAACCTTACATTATTACAATTAACACAGGCACGCGGGTCAAGCATCGTAGACGGAATGTTTCCTATTATGCCGAGAGTTGGGGCATAAATCGGGGATGTTTCTATTTTAGTATCTTCTTTACCAGCCATCTACATTAACTCCTTTTTAAAACTATTTATGTTTCTCTTTTAATTCTTCAACAAGTAGCCTAGCTTCTGGGGATAGACCTTTTATTTCTCTAACTTGTAATACTTCTTTTGGTACAGCACTATAAGTTTTAGCATTAATGCCTGGTATATTAGATTTCATTAAGGTCTCTACAACAGGGAGTTCCGAGGTTGTTAAGGTAATCCCTTGAGCTTGTAACAACTCTATAATTTTCTTATAAGCTGCTTCCCATTTCTGATTACCATGCCCTATCCCAAATTCTTGTTCTGCCCATAGCATAGCTGATAGAATAGTTTCCTTTATTGCAGTCGCTCTATCAGCACCGAATTTTTTTACTAGAGCCTTGCTAAACATACCTACAACATAAGTAAGTATTATAGCGAAGAAGTACTTATACATGAATGCGAATATAATTGCTGCCATTTTTATCATCTCCTTTCTCTTTTATTTTCTTTTATAATCTAAAAGAATATTATATAAGCTAAAACTGCTAAAACTGCAACCCACCAATATTGTAGTAAATCCATTAGCCACTCCATATTTATCTCATCTCCTCTCTTTATTTTTTTCCAAGATATTTACCTATCAAATATCCTATTCCTAAAACAAACCCCACAATTATAATCGGTAGAATATTCCAATTAACATCTTCCACTTTATTTCATCTCCTTTCTCTAAAGATTTATTCCCATCCTAAACGGTAAATATGGAGTAAATATAATTTTATACCAAACACAAGAACTATCAAGATATATTATATATTTATTAAAATATGGAGTCCCGCTAGTTGTATCATCTTTTATATAAGGTATTGTTGTATATTGATTATTCAATATAGTCATCTCCTTTCTTTTTTATTTTTTAATAAGCACCCAACAAATTATGAATGCAATTATTATACTTAGTAAAATTTTAAATAATACCGTTTTCATTATAACTATTAAAGTTCTAAATAACTCTGTTTCCATTATCTTTTTATCCCCTTTCCAATCTTTTGGTGGTTTGTAAGTGTTATCTTCATATTTTATAGAGACTCCAACTAAAAATGTGAGTATTAAACATAAGATTAGAATTAATATTCTAAACCATGAATAATGCCACATATTGCATTGCCTCTTCCAGTTTCCTAAAATAACGATAAAGACCATTCTTATTTCTTACCCATGCCTTACTTGGAGTAGGTCTCATTATATCTACATGTATGAAGTTGTCGTAAGGATAGAAACCTATCCTGTTAAACTCCATTTCCTTAGCCTTCTTGCCGAGCTCAATTATATCCATATCGGGGATACGAATGTCTGCACCTTTACCAAAAAGATGGGCTGAATTAAAGTAACCGCCTATAGATTTGTTATACGCAGGGCATCGTATACCTCCGCCTTTAGTTACGTAAATAGGTTGATGTACATAGTCCCTAAGACTTTGCAACAAGTATATGCAATGACTATCAACAGGTCTATCTATACCACATCCACAAGGGCACATGAACTCTGAATACTTAAAATTTTTAGTTATAAATCTATCTTCCATTAATCTTTCCATTTACAGACTCTATTAAAACTACAAGCCTAGATTGAGACTCTACAATCTTCTCCTGACTTGTAGATACCTTATCAATGGTTTTAGCTATACTATCTACGTTTACATCTGTCTCTATAACCTTCGTAAGAGTCTGTTGTTGTAATTGCTGTTCGTCAAATTTCTTCTCTACCATCTTAAAAAGAAACTTTAGTACCATGTAGGCAACCATAGCAGCTAGTGCCAGTTGCCCAAATTGCAAAAAGTCCATTATATCATCTCCTCCCTATAATTATCATAGACTCAATACCCAGTATACAAACAAATAGAACCCCAGAATTAGACAGATAACTACAAAAATTATATGTATCCAGCCGAATTGTATTTTAAACATATCATCATCTCCTAAAATAGACAAAGTATACTAAATAAGTTATAGCCACAGAAATAATAATCCTATGAATTATAGGTATGTTGATACTGCAAAACTTATTTAATATCCAAAAGATTATCCATTGTCCAAAAAATATTCCAAGCATAGTAATTCCAAAACTTAAAACTATCGCAAATATTGCTAAAAGGAAGTTCATTTACCTCATCTCCTTCATTTCTTTCGTAGTTTTTTCAGGCATAATTTCATTTCCTTCTAAAAATTTATTCCAAACATAATTGCATTCCCGCCTTCTATTGTTGCCCCTGTACCATAAACAGCCGCACTATTATTCGCACTTACCGTAAAAGTTGCATTTGTGCAAGGTATATTATCATCAGAACGATACCAACACGTATAACCAGTTGTGGGATCATTTCCTATTCTTCCTCCTAAGAATTTTATTCCTATGTAATCCCCTGCTTCAACATCCAAATCCACAGTGGCTGTTCTTTGTCCATTCTGAGTCAATGTCCCTATATTCTGACTATCACGAGTAGTAAAATTAGTTCCTGATACTATATAAAAAGTGGCAACCTCTACGCTGGTTATATCTCCATAGCCATTTAAAACATAAATTGAAACAAGAGTTATTTTTCCTGATGCGTTGGCTGGGTTTATTTGGTTTATCCACGTATACGTTTCTGTATTATTGTTTGAATAAGCGGAATCTATATAACCTATATCAATAGCAATAGCCAAAACAATTATTTGGAATATTAGGAGAGTAAGAAAAATAATTAATAATATTCTTTTCATAAATCCTCCTTACTTAAAATCTAATCCAGCCATTCCAAAGAAGTTAGTTCCGTCATAATAAAAGCAAATTATATCTATCAAATTCGCTCCAGTCGTTAAGGTCGGATGAGTCCCACCGGGGAAAAATACATCAGCGTCCCAGGTTGCTGTCCTTGAACCAGTAGCATCCTGTTTCATAACTAAAACTATATTGCAAGGGTTAGTTGGATGAGTGAAGGTGAAAGTCTCGTTAAACGCCCCGAAAGTAAAGTAAAACTTATTGCCTAATGTCCAGTTAATGGTTGTCGTGCCATCTCCTGTTGCAATTTGTTGAGTAAATCCTATACTATGTGCTCCTGCATCTAATTCTCCACCCAATTCTCCAGTGATTGTAGGGCTTGCTAAACTTGGTGAATCGCTATATACCAATTTGTTTGTCCCAGTCTCATCGCTTATTACTCCTGCCAGTTCGGCGGAAGTAGTGGCGGCAAAGGCAGATAATTTGTCAGCTACCAAAGCAGCAGCTGTGCCTAAATCCGATATGTCAGCTTCTACTAAAGACCTGCTTTCCCAGCTATCGCCGTCAGCCACCAATACATACTTGTTTGTAGGAGTAGTAACCCCTACATCGGTTAAGTCGGATAATTGAGAAGCGCCACCACCAGCACCTCTTACTTCTGCCATACTCACTTTTTTTAAAGCACTATCGGTATAATCCCAAATTATCATTTCATCACTATCGGTAGAAACTGTTGCGGCCCATCCATGTATTGCATCAGGGGCTAAATGTTCGTGGTCTATACTTGCGTCAACATATTGGTCGCTATCAATAGTATTAGCCGCATTGGTTAATACCGTGCCAGAAGTCGGCAGTGTAACATTGGTAGTATTAGTTAGGGTTAAGGTAAGTGCATAAGTCCCTGCGCCGCCTATAGTTATGGTTTCGGCAGCATTGTTGGCAATACCAGTCCCACCATAATTAGCAGCTAAAGCAGTGGTTAATCCAGTCATTGAGGTTATGTCCGAGTTTGCCCCTATCTTTGCTTTTTCAGTATCTACTTCTTCTAATGCAGTTTGAACCGTAGTTGCTATAATATTTCCAGTAGGAGAAAATGCTACTGCACTTGCGTTAGTAGAAGCAGAACCACCACTTGGTAATGGACTTGTTAGTCTATAATCATTAGATTCTTGAAACTGTCCATCACCTTTATAAATGAAACGATATATCAGTTTCATTTCTGGATTTAGATTTAATGAAGAAAGAACCGGTGCTATTTCGGCTCTTGCCAAATTAATAGTATTATGAGCGTTAGAGGCGTGTGTAGGAATTATATATACAGGTCTATCAGTATCATCAGTAGCATAGACCCACATGCAAACAAAGTCGGTATCTCCCACAGATGTCAAAGTATAATTATCAGTATCAAGCCATTTGGGGTCAGCAGAATCACCAGCATAAGGAAGAGAACTATTTACCCAAGTATAAATACTCGCAGAAGCTTTATATACAATTCTACAAGTAGTTTGTTGTCCAATAGTTAATAGTAAATCCTCATCTTGAACACTCCCACTTTCGATAGTAAGAGTAGCATCTGCAATAGTTGTCGGAGCGGTAAGAGAAAGTCCTGCCTCATAACGAGTACCTACTGTGTTATGACTCCATTCGTGCCAAGCAATATTCCTTGTAGAATTATGCCATTCTTTTTGAATTGCACCATTCGTTCCATTCCAAAATATAGTAGCAACGGAAACCTGAGTATAAAAATTCCAAGCAGTATCAGAACATTTTAAAGTTCCTGTAGAATCATCAAAATAGAAGTAATATAAAGTATTTGCCGTTAATGTTTCATAACTATCTATATCACAAGTTACTGGACTCGCTGTAGTATAAGAAACCCCACCAAACCAATAAGTTATTGTAGCAACACTTAAAATATGCGTAGCATCAACAAAGGTCACTGCTCCAATAGCAGATACTCCTTGTAAACCTATCACTTGTGCAGTTGTCGCTAATGTTCCAGTTGTCGGTAAAGTGACTGAAGTTGTGTCAGAGGTAGTAAAAGTAATGGGGTCATCTCCAACCATAGTGATGGTCTCTCCTGCATTATTAATTACTCCCGTTCCGCCGTAGGCAGCACCAAGAGCAGTAGTAAATCCAGTCATTGAAGTAATATCGCTATTTGCCCCTGAATGAGCCAGTCCTACACCCCAGATAGTTTCCATCTCTGTTTCAGTATCTATAGCGGTCTTTAAGTAATAACTGGTTAAAGCCGTAGCCAGTTCGGTAGAAGTGGTAACGTCTAATCCCCAGATAGTTTCGCATTCAGGTAAGGTATCTATCTGAGTTTTAAGGTACTGTAGAGCATGTAGAGTGTCTACATATGCTTTTATACTTTGCTGTGTAGCAAGGTATGTAGCACTATCAGAGGCCATATTATCTTCATCAAGGACAGGCACAACAGCATCAATGGTGTTATCACCATCTTGATAGGTAAGAGTGATAAATGTTTCAGTATTACCTGTCCACATAGCACCTACTCTGTCTTCTAATCTTTCACCAGTATCAAACTCAAGAGGGTCATTAGCAAAAGCTTCTATGACATCTGAATTAGCATTTATATCATATAATATGTCTACATTCTCAGTCCAGACAGGCTTTATTAACCCTAAGTCAGTTGTGGTTGTTCTTGCGTATGCAAAAATGCATACTAATATTAAAACAGATATAATAGTTATAAAGACATTTCTTTTCATACACTCACCTCATAATAAGTTGTAGTTATATCTGGAGTAGCATGATAAAACGTGGCAAGCCCCCTCATAGCACTTAACCTCTTCCACGTAGTTAATCCTAACTCCTTTAATTTTGCCCATGTCTTTGCGTCTTGGTCAGCCAGTTCCTTCCACGTTTTTATGGCAAGAATAATTGCTGTATAATACGTAGTAGTAGGGCTACTAACAGCATAAGCACTCATAGCAGGAGTAGTCTTTGTATGATACGTAGTAGTCGGGCTACCGACTGTATAATAACTCATTTTTTACCTCTTTATAAATGGATACTTATAAGACTCTGCTTGCATATTCCAGTTCCTGGCACCTTGAGAACTATATCCTTTTCCTACTGGTGCATAATCAGGTCTTAGTTTATCTACAGCCCTATGTGATGCTAAAAGACTTAAAAAGTATTCATGTGCGGCATCTCTCAATTTTAGTTCACCAAGAGCATGCCAGCCTTCTACAACAGTTGCTGCAACTATTAAGTCATCTATATGAGATACTTCAGGTGTTTCACCAGTACCTAATTCATCCTGCCACTTTACATATCTTATGTCCATAGTAAGTCTAGAATCTGGAGGGCTTGTTAACTCAAATATATCACCTTTATCTATATAATGATCTGCTTTACCTGAAGATAATAGTGATGCATCTGGCGCATATATGTCAAATTCCTTCTCAGGCATATATGTAAGTATATTACTACTTTCTCCATCAAATATCTCCATAACATGTGTGCCACTACCTTCATCTGTTAAATCTATTGCAGTACCAGCAGTTGCAAGAGCACTAGTTGTTGCGACCTTAATAGAAGTAGATGACACATTAATAGCATAATATGTAGTGCCAGTAACAAGAGTTGCAGGAGGGTCAGAATTTAAGAATATTAATTTTGTTCCTGTTGCTATATCTTCGTCTACTGTAATTACATTAGTAGTTAAATTAACATCAGTTGTAGCAAACGTAGTTATAGTGTGGTCAATTAGTCTAAATGTTCGCACATATTTTAAATCTGTGGGAAACGCATATTCAGTTTGACCCACGACACAAGCGGCCTTTACATGCTTACCAAGACCTTTTAAATCAGCAAATCTATCTATTCGTGTGAGCCCCCAGTTGAGCCAAATTGCTATTCTTGCGGCTAAATCATCACGAACCATTTGACTAGCAACTTCAGATATTAGCGTAGTTTGATTAAGAGTCATTTATATCTCCTTTAAAAAATTAAGGGGGAATTTCACCCCCTTTGTTTATTCTACACTATAGTAAATCGTTCCTATGGCACTTTGGTTATCCACATAGATACCATTGTTGCATTTGATAGGATTAGTAAACATTATCCTATTATAAGATTTATAACTACCCATCTTTAAGGTAGTAACCAGACTTCCTGCACTATGAGTTGCATCAGGTTCGTCGTAAATTGCCATAGTACCACTACTGATTTCTGCACCGACTAAATAACAAGGTGCACTGCTTACTAACTTATCTGTAGCACTTAATATTGAACTGTACAGAATATCTCTTGCCGCTTTATCACTCTTCCCGTAATGATAATATATAAAGTTCGCACCTTTTTCATTCCAGTAAGCATAAATACCACTACTCATTTTTACTCCAGGTGAAGGAAACATTATACTTTCAAAACGGTAATAAGAGGAAGCGTGCATAAGACAAACAAGTTTTGCAGCACTTCTCGAACTATCGGCTTCATCATAAACCATAAATTCATTTTCTAGACTTAACACTACGCCATCTAAATAACATTCTGATGTCGCCACTTGAGTTGCTGCGGTTATACTTTTGTATAATATTTGGTTAGACATTTGTTTTACCTCCCTCTAATAGTGATAATATATTGTTCCCGTACCGACAGTCCAGACCACATATAACCCACTTAATTTTATTCCAGGTCTGGGGAACATTATATTCGCTTCTCTTTGATAACCAGTAGCATAAACAGTACATACCAGTTTAGTGGCAGAACCTGCTCCGACTGCTTCATCATAAATCTTTAATTCTGCATTATCAGTATGAGTGAACTCAATACCGTCTAAATAACATTCAGTAGTAGTCACTTGCGTACTTGCCGTAATAGTTTTATATAACATTTGATTTCACTCCTTCCTAATAATGATAGTAAACTGTTCCTGTACCAGCAGTCCAGTCTGCGTAAATACCACTCATCTTTATACCTCCTGCAGGGAACATAATACAATTTTGTCTTTGATAAGCAGTAACTGAAGTGGTACTAACAAGTTTACCAGCCGCACCAGCACCCACCGATTCATCATAAACTTTCAAATCTGTATTGGAAGTATGGGCTAATTCAACGCCATCAAGATAGCATTCGGTAGTAGATACTTGTGTATCTGCTGTTATAGTTTTATATAAATTAATCATTTTATCTCACTCCTTCAATCAGTTTTATATTTTGTGCATAACATTCTATTAGCCATTTCTGCTTGCAAAGTAACTATACTTGCTTCTGCGGTGAGTAATCTACCATTTAGTTCAGTTAGGACAGAAGCGGTTTCAGTAAATATCGCCAGCACTTCATCATAGGGGATATAGTATCTAGCTATATCCGCTGGCATTACTCCTGCTTCAGCCTTCTTGGCAATTAAATTATCTTTAGCAGCGTTTAAAA